TAAACGTTCCTTATAGAGTGTGTGTAAACCACAAAGTACTAGATTTGCCTTTGGTTCCAAAGACTCAGGAGCAGTAAATTTTCCCGTTTTATGATCATAATCAATAGCATGGATTGAATTCCCTATTTTAAGTTGAAACGAGTCGTCAATTAATTTTTCAAGATGATTTGCTTCAGGGTTTAAATGAGTGTAATTCTTCCAATTTTTGCTAGAACGTTCCCATTTATGATATCTATCAGTTTCTAGCACAAGCCTAGAATCAAATGGAAATACGTTTTGAATCGCATTCAAAATTGTAGTTTTTCCGCTAGATGAGTCTCCACAGATTGCTAATACAAAACAATCTGACAATGAGATTGTATATGGTATATTAATATGTTCAATAGCGATATTCTGTTCACGAATATGCCTTAAAAGAAGTTCTGGTGAAATTAAAGGTCGTTCAAATGCGTTTCCCATCAGATATGTATAAAAATCAGAATACTTTTGTAGTATTTCATATGAACCAATCGCAATTTCGTCATTTAATCTTCCGTCAATAAGTTGAGGAAGTGTCGGAATGTATAAAATAGATGGTTGGCAGAAGTTCAAAATTGTAGTAAATGAATCGGGACTTAACAAAAGATTAATATCTGGTCTGAGGCGTACATAAAAGTCATATATATTGGGAATAAAAGTGAAACACTTTTGAAGTTTGTACCACTGGTAGAATATATTCTTTTCCCTCTGCGTATAAATAGATTCTATCTCAAGTTCAGTATTATCACAGATAAAGAGTTTATTCCAGCTAATCATTTCAGGAAATAGAGTATCAGAAGAAAATGTGCTATACTGTGAATCTAATGAAGTACTAGATGTGTAGATGTAAACATCAAAATCAAGATATTTTTTCAATTCTTTTAAATATAAATACAATCCTTTATGATAATTTCGTAATAAGCCTGTTATTATAAAACAGAACTTCATTATAATTTCTACAGAATATTAAGTTCCTATTGATACGCAAAAATTTGAATGGCATACCGGGAAGCAGTAAGCGCATAACTTCATAATAATGTACCCGCAGTTTGTGTGGATTCCGAGTAATTTGAATGAGAAGCCGGCCTTTGTAAGTAATTCTCTGCTTGAAGGAATAAAGATGGTGGCTACTGCGAATAGTTTTGGTCTTAATAATCTACCTCGTGGACGTATCATGTTTACAGGCCGAGATTTGAGTAACCGTACATTTATTGATGAAACAACCCTTTATAAGACTGTAAATAACAATAATCTTACAGATGATGGTTTTGATGCCTTTCTTCGCCTACAGGGGTTTAATAGTTCTGTTGTCTCTGCTCGTTTTCCTACAATGGGAACTCTTGTAGAAATGCATATTCCGAACAATCTACAACAGGCTCCTGTATGGATTCACGTTAACGCAGGTTCTATTCGGGATGAGTTCTGTGATACAGTATCTATTGTAGATAATCTATCAACGAGTCTATACAATCGCGCCCGCATGAATCAAGAGTTTACCGTAGCAGATGATGGGCATGTAACTACCCAGTCTGTTCATCTCATTGTTGACGAGATTCCGGAGTCACTCCGTTATATTGAACAGAGTGGACGCCAGTGGCACAAGGCTATTTGGCTCAATGCTGAGTCTGTCGCGCAGCCATTTGTTACAATGAGGCTTCATGATGGAAAGACTCTTTCTGCGCAGACGACTCCAACAATTCTTCGGATTCTAGCACTAAAGTATGCCCTCAATCTAAATAGGAATTGTTCGGAGGAAGAGAATACTAATAATCTGAAGGATCTTAAGAATATGTTTGGCGGATTCTCAGATGATAAGCAACAGACAGAATATGATAATCTGTATGATCAGTGGCTCAACGATCACCGGGATAACTTTGAACTGATTGGTTGTCTCAATTGGGTTAACACTGAGTCTATTGTAGCATGCTCTTCAAATGATGTGCTAGTCATGTAAATCATATATAAAAAAATTGACACTTTATTTTTTATGGTTGTATTTGCAGGTACACGTAAGAAATAGGTAATCAGCAAGATGAGTATCTTCTCAGAAATTTCATATTTACTCGGAGGAGTTGGGCTTTTGTCCCTCTTTTCTCCAATTCTAACACCTCTTTACTTTGTTCTCCGTCTATTTGGTGTTCATTATTATACAATTCGCAATGATGAAGAAAAGGTTCGCGCCGTGATTAAGTATCTACAGAAGAATACAACCAGTTCAGAAATTATCTATCAGCATGGAAACAGTTTTCCATCAGGGACATTCATCAGCACAAACTGTATCGGTTTCTACAAATATTCTGGTCTTCGTGACGCCGGAACAGGTGAAGTACAGGTTCTAACAACAAAGGCAATGTTCACAAAGATGGTTGAATCTGAGAAAATTGCTTCAGCATTTGTATCTACAAAACTTACGGACTCAGTAGAATCTACTGATCACGTAGAAGAAACCCGTCCTCTAAGCATTTACAGTCGCATTGGAGAATATACCAATCTCTATTATTCAGCTCTACGTCTTGATGTTCAAGGTCTAGAGCCGAAGGGTCAGCAGAAAGAAATTGTTGATGATATCTGCCAGAAGTACAGGGAAACAAAGCGTGGAGTCTTCTTTATTCATGGTATTTCAGGAGCAGGAAAGAGCACAATTGGTCTGCTTGTAGCTAAACAGTTGAAGGGGACATTCTGCCACACGTTCAATCCTACTGATCCCGGAGATACATTACATCTACTTCTACGAGACTCGGAACCCTGTGAAGAATCACCAACAGTTATTGTTTTGGAAGAGATTAATACTCTTATTCGTAACATTAATGAAGGAACAATCCAGAAGCATAAGAACATTACCACACAAATTAACAATAAGTCAACGTACAATACCTTCTTTGACGACTTGATTATGTATAAGCATGTTATCATCATTATGACCAGCAATGAAGATAAGCCGGCAATAGATGCTCTTGACCCTTGTTACTTGCGCCAAGGAAGAATCCAGGGCGATTATACTATGTCTACAGCATTACTCTAGAACACACTCCTTCTTTGTATTTCACCTTCATTTCTTTGGCAAGTAGAGCAAATCCGTCCAACACATTTATTTTTTCAGGCAGTTCAATTCCTAAGATTTTTTCATACATGCCCGTCATTTGCCCTGTCATTATAAACTGTCCGCCTTCTGTGAAGACACCAAAGACTAAATCATTCCATGTTTCGCTCAAAGCAGGTTCATCAACTTCAGGTCTATCTAAAGCACAATCTGCTAGACCAACTAAAAAAGTTAATAAACCACCTAACCAATCTTCGTGGAACCAATCAAAGAACCGCAATTCAATTCCATGATTATAATGCTTCTTATAGTTGATGTCTAATCCTATTTTATTCAGTCCATTATACGCAGAAATAGCATGAAAACGTCCGTACCACCAGAATGGCATATCTGCTCCTCGTATTCCCGCAACTTCCTGTGTTAAAATCTTCCCTTCCTTCATGACAGATGTATCATATGTCCCAACGCCGATATATCGGCTGATAGCGCAACGTTGTGAACCTTTAGCAAAGCCCATACAGGAAGTAGAAAAAGGGTCCGGTGAACCGTATACTGCGATTAGCAGAGGTTCTAACCATTGGTAAAGTAATATTGCTTTTTTGTGCTGATGCTGAAAGATATCGGGATATAAAAGTGGTGGTGGTAAATCAGAATCTATGTCCTTGGCTCCTAGCAAAGAGGGAAGTGTAATATTAATATGATACGTTCCATTATTAAACATCGCAACATTCCGTGGATTGCTAAAGAAGACAGCCCATCCCGGATTTTTCCGTGGCCATTCAAGCAGACCCTTATCCCGCCACCGCTTTTTCTCAAGCAAGAAAGCATTAATCTTCTGTAAGAATGCCCGTTTGTAGTCAATGAGTTCTTTTATTGTAGCCCCCACTGTCGCTTTATAAAAATCCAGTGTCATAAATTCAATAGAATCTCCGTCAAATGTAAAGTTCTTCTCGTATTCTTCCTTAAAGACACCAGGGCAAAACTCTTGAAGTTCAGTAAACAGTGTCTTCCCTTTGAATTTTGGATTAGGTTTAGGAACTTTCTCATAGGTTGTATCGTGGATTCCGTCTGTATTTAATTTGCTCAGACAATGGGAATTAACGAATAAAGGCATGGGTACACAACCAGACACATCGGGAAATACTTTCTCAAACGCTTTATCATAACCCGGTTTGAACGAAGCATAGTAGTTTACAGAATAGCGCTCTTCTGCGTGACATCCCCGAATAATAGGAGTAGCAACAAAAATAGGTTTAGTAAATTGTAAATAAGTCTCTTCTTCTATACCGAGTCCCCAAAAGAGCTCGTTTTGTCCATATTTGGATTTATATTTTTTATGTTTTGTTAGCTCTTTGGCCATCCTACTTTTACGGAGCATCAAACCACTCCACAATAACGCCATTCTCCCGCCGAACCTGTAAGTCCTTGTAAATGGGGCGACCAGAAAGCCAGCCCGGACAGAGAGCAAGACAATCCAGCACAGCCTTAGTGCCAAAGAAAGCATGCTTAACAATAGGCTGATCCTCAAAGCCGTGTGCCAGAGTACAAGCACGAACACCACCGGGTGTCTTAATGATATGACCCTTATCAAGAACCAGATTGTAGACAGTCCCTGTGGGAAATGACTCCTGCCCTACCATATCGGAACCAAGAACCCAATTGGTTGCCTCATCTAGATATGGGTGATAGGGTGTAAGAATACAATCCTTAACCTTGCTCATCATCACAGACGTTGCTGAACCGTGGCTAATCATCACAATAGCGACAACTGAAGCGGGGCCAAGATTCGTCCAAACCTTGTCACCGGGACTCAGTGACTGAATTTCCTTCACGGAATCATCTGCCATGACTACAGGAGTCTCGGGATGGAAACAGCCACCCGACTGAGCTGCCTGTGACTGCTGGCCGAGATAAGCAGACAGATAGGCCGGGTCATAAGCAGGAGCACCACTGCTGCTGGAAGAACCATAGCCCCTTGCACCTCCAGTCGGCTGCGGTGGCTCCAGTGTCATGAAGATCTCCTCCCCCTTGGCCACACACTGACCGAAGGGAGACATCTCATCACCGCCGTAAATCAAAGAACCGGGGTCCTTGAAGTTCAGACGACGCTGAATCTGCTGGGCACGACGGTAGGAACGCATATAGTGTCCGCCCCAACGCTTCCAGTAACGCGGTGCCATACCAATCTGGCCCTCCGAAGGATCTGCTGACTCAATATCCAGCAGAAGAGCCTTCACCCGCGTGTCTGTGGAATCCGCAAACCGCTGTACAACCTTTGCAAGAGTAGGAAAGGCTCCGTCAGTACGCCCAGCCTCAGACATAGCAATAGCCTGTTCCATCGTAGCCACATACATCGTAAGAGCCAGAGGGTAGTCGGGAGCAGTAATAGCCGAAGGCACAACCTCAGCCCCTCCTGCGAAAGCCTTCACGGAAGCGCCTGCTGGAATCTGAACAAGATAGTCGCGGGGCTGACCAATGGCAAGAGGACCCGTGTGAATACTAACAAGCGAACCGCTATTTACAGAGTACTGAATAATAGCATCCCGTGTTCCTGTCATCATGGCATTGGCCACCCAGTTGATGAAGACCGTTCCAATCATAGTCAGGTCGGGAATGAAACCGAACGAACCACCACCAGAAAGGGGCATCTCAGCCAGCTGTGTCAGTAGAACACTATTAAGATCATAACCAAATCCGAAGGTGGAAAAGGTCCACGGATTCGTCATCTCCAAGCGTGAAAGAGCCTTGACTGTTCCAGACGGCGAAGGAGTAACCGTCTCAGCGCCATCCGTCAGAAGAGCACCGAAGATGGCACGACCCTTATGCTCAGGACGGTTGGCAATGCTCATCATAGCACGGATGGCAGCATCAATATTGGTCATCGCATCGGGCTGAACTGTCTGAAGAACAGCCTTGAGCTTTCCGCGCCCAGCATCATCCATCCG